CTCGCCCTTGAAGAGCGGATGCTTGGAGCCATAGGAAGCCCGGTTCCAGGCATTTTGCTGGAAGGCCCGGATGCCGGTGGCGTAGCTGTTGGTCAGGATCTGGCTGTACTGGCGCGGCGACACGTACAGCACCCACATGGGCTCGTCGGCAGCGGCGGGGTCATCGGCGATCTTCACCGGCTGCAGGGGAAACACCATTTCGTCCAGCAGGGTGCGCAGATCATCGATGTGATCCAGGGTCATCATGTCGGTGGTCGCGATGCTGCCCAGATTCACCCCGCCCTGGGACAGGGAGGAACCCTTGACCACGTAGTGGCGGTCATAGGTCGGCGCCTTCACGTCATTGACGCAGATGGAACCAAAAGCGGCGTCTGAGGCCAGGGGCAGCACCCAGTCGGCGTTGGTTTCGGTGCCCCGGGAGCCGGCCATATGCACCAGGGAGAGCTGGTCATCCAGGCGGGCAAAGTAGCTCACCAGATTGGCCATGGCGATGCCGCGCAGATCGTGGCGGGTCCGCTGGCCCGTCATCTTGCCGCCCACATCGACCACCTTGGTGAGCAGGTCGATCTTCACGTCCATTGAACTGTTGGTCAGCGCCGCTCCCGTGCCTTCGGCATCGGCATCGCCGACAATGGGCTTGCCGCCGATAGTGCCGAACATATCGACACTCACCTTGTCGCCGGAAGTCTTGGACAGGTCGGTCACCCGGACGATGGGCATGTCGGGGCTGGTCTGCCCGCGCAGCTTCTTCTTGGCGGATTCGTCAGTCGGCGCGGCGCCGGTCAGGGCCCGGGAAAAACCGGGCTGCTTCTGGGTTTGCGCAAACAGCGCAACCGACATCAGCTTTTGGGCCAGCGGAGAAGTGCCGGTCACATTGGTTTGGAAAGAGCCGGTAGAGGCCATCTTAATACTCCTTGTGTCAGATGATCACCCGAGGCGATCCAGAAGGCTGACGATCTGCTCCGGCGACATGGCCGCCAGCTTGGAACCCAGCTCCTGGGGACTGCGAGACAGGATTTCCTCCAGCTCGTCCCCCTTCACCGGCGTTCCCCCGGGAATTTCCCCAATGGAAATCGGCCGGACAGGCGCAGCAGATTGGACAGCCTTCTTGACCGCCCCGGTTACGTCGTTCGGTGCAGCAGGCGCATTCGGCCGGAACTCCTCGGGGAATTCGGTCGGGCCGTAAATCGCCTCAACAACCTGCACCACCTTTGCGAATCGATCACGCATCGACAAACCCTGATTGACCGGCAACTGACGCAGCTGGGTATCGGCCGCAATCGCCGCCTCCCAACGATCCGGGTCCTGGTGCTCCCAATACCGCAGATGGGGATTGGCATCGACTGCCGCCCGGATCTCGGAAGACGCCTGTGCAAACCGCTCCTGCTGGCGCTGATATTCGGCACGCTCTACCTGGGAAAATCTTGAACTGACCCCTGACAGCTGCTGCTCCAGCTGCTGGGTGTAATTGAGCAGCGGCGCCAATTGAGGGAAGTCGGCCAGCAACTCCTCGACAGATTCACCGTTCAGCATCGCCACCGCCTGCTGGGGCTCGACATCGGCACGCTGGCTACCCGCCATGCGCGATTCGATCTCCTGCATCCGCAAGGAGAGCTCATGCACCAGGCGCTCGGCAGCAGCGCGCTTTTCCCGCTCCGAAGCGAGCACGGAGTAAGGAATGGTGTGTTTGCCATCCTTGCTGGCGATATAGGCCGGCATGCCTTGCTGGGCCTGCGGTTGTCCTTCCTGGCCGGACGTCGCCAAGCGTTCGTCCTGTTCGGTTTGTCGAACCGCTGCATCCACGGGAATTGCCTTGGTCTCGGACCGGGGGGAAGCCGGATCACCTGCAGCGGCATCCGTGCCGCTCAACAGGCCCTCCAACTCGCCCAGATCCTCGGGGATCAGCTCAGGGTCATTCAGGTATTGCTCAATCGTCTTGTCAGTCATGCGTGTTTCCTCTATCGGTTGGAACGTCCGGCAAGCTGTATCGCCAGCCCAGCGTTGGGCGCAAAATACCCAGAGGAAATCGACAGGGGGACCCTTGCACGCAAACAAAAAGCCGCCTGGGCGGCGGCTTACCTACAGGGGCAGAAACGGGAGGGATTGGCTCGGCCAAAATCCGCCGGAATTACTAGGTGATAATCCCCCCGGGATTGGCGACGCGCAAAAGTAGCAGGAAGTTTTTCTTGCAGAAGTCACGCTTTGCAGGCCGCCCGGTTCGTGATGCAAAAGCTTTCATGACTGACAGCGGCTCCAGGCAAGCCCTGGCTTTCCTCCCCCGCCCTACTCCACCATCACGGGCCAGGCGTCGCGGCAGGTTTGGGCATCGCTGGCGTGGCCGTCAGCTGCTTCTGCCACGCGCTGATAGCGATCCGTGCATTCGCCGAGTACGGCAGCGAGGGTGTGGGCTGTATCGCGGCAGGCTTCGGCGGTACTGTCGGACAATCGGCCCTGGAGGTCGGCAATGGTGTGGCGCATGCCGGCAGCAGCACGAGTAGCGGCAAGAGCATCTTCTGCCAGTTGCTTTTCACGCTTTCTTGCATCTTCAACTCCTTGGTTGTAGCGCGCCTGCCAGGTCTGCTCCTGGGCCCGGGCTGCAGTGATCTCCCCGGCGTAGGCCAGGGCGGCGTCAAGCTGGTCCTGCTTTGCGGCCCGGTCCCGCCAGGCGTGGCCGGCGTAGAAGCTGCCGGCGCACAGGGCCGCCACCAGGGCCAGTTTGATCAGGAGCAGGTAGGGTTGCAGGAAGGTGGGCATTACTGGACCTCCAGGCATCGCTTGTGCCGCGCCTGCTGCCGGGCCCACACCCCGGCGCAGCGCCGGTTGCCTGGCGTTGAACAGTCGTAGCCGGCGGCGTAGCGGTAGCGCAGCAGGGCGTTGCAGGCGGCTGGGTGGTTGCCGGCTAGCAGCGCCCGGCGCATGCTGGATTTGTTCCAGGTGCCGATGCCGTATTGACCGACGAAATCCACGTACAGGTCATATTCGGCCTGGTGCAGCGCCACCCCGGGAAGGGAGGCTTTGAAGCGGCGTTCGTCTTCGGAGAGCAGGTTTCTGGCCAGGGTTTCGGCCCGGGCCTGGCTGATGGGGGGGTCGGTCAGCCGTACCGGGCGCCCGTCTTCGTAGTGGGTGGCACCGTGCCCTATGGTCGGCACGTCGCCCGCAGTGGGGATGTGGGGCGCCAGCCGGGTTTCCCCGGAGACCACCACCGCCGGCGAGCTGCCTTCGCTGGCCATCCAGGCGGCAAAGCCGGCCAGGCTCAGGGCCAGGGCGCTCACCAGCACCCGGTCTGCGGCGCCGCGCTGGCGGCGGCGGTCGCGCTCCACGTACAGGTTCCGCTTACGCCGGTCGGTGGCTTCGTTTCTCCATTTCCAGAGCAAATGCCCGATCTGGATCAGCAGATACAGCAGGGTCACCAGCGCCACGATCGTGGGTAAATCCAAGCCCATCACTTTGTTGGCGGCTACAACGGCGGCTGGCGGGGTGGCTTTGGCCGCCTCCACCGCGACTTCGCGGGTTCCCATCAGGCCGCTCCGCTGTTTTGCGCGACCGGCCCGCCTTCGTCCTGCTGCAGCGCGGCTGTCTTGAGCCATTTGTCAAACTCGAACCGTTCCCGCTCCAGCGCCAGGCGGCCGGCATCGAGTTCGGCGTCGATCTGGACTTTCATCGCCTTGGCCTGCTCCATCCGCTGGGCTTCGCCCAGGGCTTGCATCAGTTGATTGTTCTGTTGGGTGAGCTGCTCGATCAATTGCAGCCCTTGCTGTATCTGGGCTTGGACTTCTGGCGGGAGTTCGACTTGTTCCGGGTCGCCGATGCCCAGGGCCTTGCGCACCAGCGTCGCCATTTCCTTGCGCTGCGGCAGATCCGTCGCTTCCAGGTAGTAGGGGATCAGCGGGACCTGGACCTGGGGCGGCAGGGATTTGAGCACTTCGCCGATCTGCACCATCTGCTGCTGCCGGTAGGCGGGGGTGCTGGGCACGTCGGAGAGCGCGACTTTCAGGCTCACCCGGGTGACATCGTTTTTCCGATAGGGGGCGCCCGTGACCGGGTCGCGGGAGGGCACATTGAGCACCACCTCGCGGGTTTCCCCGGTTTTTTCCAGGCGCACCAGGATGCTTTCCTCGCCGGCCATGTCTTCGATCAGTTGGTCCAGCAGCAATTCGCCCACCAGGGTCCGGGCGTAGCGGTAGTTGTCGTTGATGTCGGCAACCGCGTTGCTGCCCTGCTCGACCAGGGAGGTGATGGCCAGCCCTGAGTTGGCTTGCTCGCCCCGCCCGATCATGGCGTTGTAGATGCCGGCGACCCGTTGCACGGCATCTTCCGCGTCCCGCATGACTTCGAACTGCTGGGCGCTCAGGCCCAGGTCGGTGTCGATGGCGAGGGCGCCGGCCTTGTTGGTCCGCATGGGGTTGGTGACGATCACCGAATCCGGCCGCCCGACCTCTGCTGCCAGATCCGAGAAATCGTTGTACTTGCTGTCCAGGGCATCCGAATCAACGATGACCCGCTTGCTGGAGAGCAGCCACATCAGCTTTCTGCGACGGGCATTCACCTCGTCTTGCATCGGGATCATGTCGCGCACCACCCCGTAGGGGATGCCCGTCCGGTCTTCCCGATAGCCCCAGAAGGGCACATAGGGCAGCCGGCGCCGCTGGGTCTGGACGCAGGATAGTTCGTGGGGGCCGATGTAAAAGGCCACATTCCACTTGCAAAGCACCGCCTCTTTCGGCAGGGCGATGCCGCTGGCGATGGCCAGGATATGGGCTTCGTTGTGGGGGTTGAACGGCACTTTCCGCCCCTTGGGAAGCTTGATCATCAAGGTCTTCTCAAAGGTCTTGAACCACACTTCGCGCAGCAGGGCCAGGCCGGATTCCTGATTGCGCCATTCTTCATCCATCCAGTTGGCGCGGCTTTCCCGCTCAAACCCCCGCTGCAGCACTTCGTTCTCCACGGCCAGCTCGCGCCACAGGGAATCCCAGCCGCTGGTGCTGGCCTTGATCAGCTCCGCCTTGTCCGGGAAGAACTGGCACAGCTGCTGGGCCGGATACCAGCGTTCCCGCACCAGCCACTGGGCATCGGAGAGGTCCGCCTTGCGGGCCGACCAGTCCCAGAAAATCTCGTTGCGATGCACGGATTCAACCCGATGGGGATAGGCCATGGGGTCCGAACTGCGCCCTACTTCAATCCAGCCGAGCCCCGCCTTGACCTGGTGGGCATAGGCTTCGGAAACGGCCGCATCGGCCCGGCTCTCCCGTTCGGCTTCCTTCAGGCGCTGGTTCAGGGCTTCGGCAACGTCCTGGCCCTCTTCCGTATCTGCCGTCAGCAACCAGTCGCTACGCTGCTTGGCCTCCATGCCCAGCAGGGCATTGACCGTGGGCTTGACCACGTTGGCCACCAGCTCCCCCATGCCCCGGCCTTCCAGCTCGGCAGCATCATCGGCAGCGAGCTGTTTCCCGTCGTAGTAGTCGGCGCACTTTTGCGCATCTGCCCGCCACAGGGGCTGGAGATGGATCTGCTCACGGATGCGGTCAATATCGATCATGTTGGCTGTGCCGGGGTTGATTCCGGCGCAGACTACGCAAACCCAGGGGTCAGGGGTGCCCTTGCTAGTGGGCGCAATCGACAAACACCTCGTCGATGGTCTGGTTCAGGAGGCCGCCCGCCCTTTCCCTGGCCGCCCCATAGGCCAGGCACTGGGCCAGGCTGCTGTTGCTCATTTCCAGCGCCCCAGGGGTGGCGGTGTCGATGACGCTGCGATGCAAGACGATGTTGGCCAGTTCGCCCCGCTGTTCGGCGGCATCAATCACGGCTTTGACCTGATCCACGGTGGTGGTGTTCGTCACCTGAATCCCGCCCAGCATGGGCACCCAGGCGCTGGCAGGCGCCGCCAGCGAATGCAGGACCCCGACCCCGCCGGCGGCGGGCATGAAGCTGCCGCCCCGGCGCAGGGTCTTTACACCGGCACGCTGCAGCGCCGATTTGATGCGATACCCACGTATTTGATGTCCCGCATCACCCACTCCATGTCATTGCCGCTGTGTCTTGCCCCGGCTAGTGCCCCAGATGCACGGGGCTGGCGTAGGTTTCCAGTTCGTCGGCCAGGTCGGTCAGCTTGCCGCGCCGGGCCGCGCCCGAGCGCACCAGATCATTGGCGGCGGCGACGAGGGTCTCCAGGTTGGCCGGGGTGATTTCCTCAGGAATGGCGGGCGTGGCGGCCAACTGGTGGAACATCAGGATCACCGAGCGCCCGGCGTTAATCTCGTCTTGCATCCGGGCCACGATGGCGGCGATATTGGCCGCCTCCCCTGCGCCGGCCCAGCTATGGCCGATGATGGGGAGATAGCGTTTTGCCCCGGCCCAGCCCCCGTTGATGACGATGCCGTTCTCCACCGCCGCCCGGCGGCAGGTGGTGATGCCGGCGGCGGCCAGGGCCGCAGCGATGGTGTCATCCCCGGCGCTGCCGGAGGGCTGGTGATTGCCCTGGGGTAGCACATAAAAGCGACGGCCCCGGCCGTCCGGGTCCAGGCCGTTTTCAACCATCCCGGCGATGTTGTAGCGGATGTCGGCCAGGATGGCTTCGTAGGGCGTGGCGTAGCCGGCGTAGTCCGTGAAGTAGTCGCGCAAACTGGCCTTGCCTTGCTTGCAGCCATGCACCACCGCATGGTGGCCCCGGGCGATGGCATCTTGCCATTGGGCCAGGTTCATGGATGAGGCGCCGGCCTGGGCCGTGTCGCGGATGAAGGCCAGGTAGCTGGAAAAGCCGTATTTCTCCAGGATGGGCAGGCCCTGGTTGTACCAGGTCCCGTGGCCGTCGTCGGCGCCCAGGACGATGGAGGGCAGACTGTTTTTCTCGCCTTCCACGATTTCATAGATCCAGATGCGGGTGGCCCGGGTCGGGTTGGACTTGCGTACCCCCTGGAAGGCGCAATAGGCCATGGTGCTGGACCAGGAGCCGGCGCCCACCGCGACCCATTCGCTGGCCAGGGGCATGAGCACATGCACGCCATTCCAGCCGGTCGCGGCGCCCACGGTCTGCACGTAGCGCATGCCGGCGTTCAGGTTTGCGTCCGTGAATAGGCCGAGCCGCCAGTTGCCGCCATTCCATTCGCTGGCATCTTCAACTTCAAAGGTGACGTGCAGCTTGCCGTCATAGACCCGGGCCGGGATCGGGAAATAGACACTTTTGTTGCTGCTGTCCGCCGGGTAGCTCACTTCCCAACAGCGTTTTCCCCGCCGCGTCACTGCCTGAACCGTGACGCCGGAGGAGGCCGTGACCCCCGCGACGCTGTCCGGCAGCCGGATCAGGGGCTGACCGCCGCGTAGCACGGACCCCCGGCGCAGATTGACCGTGTTATCCATGCCGGAAGGCCCGGTCACCAGAACCCCCGTTCCCTGATCGACCCGGACCACCTCGGTCTTGACCTCGACGAATACCGGGTTGCGCAGCATCCGGGCCGCCACCGGGTCGGGCACTTCTTGCACCTGCCCCGGGTATTCCCAGGTCTTGTTGCTGCCAAACAGCCGGTCTTCGAAAGCCCCGGTGCCGATGTATTTGATGTCCCGCATCACCTGCTCCATGCCGTCACCTTCAGGCCCCGCCCTGCGGAACCTTCCGGCGCACTATCCATTAATCAACAGCTGACGCTGATGCAGCGGGGGGGCGCCCATCACGGCATCGTATCCATCATTCCCGCTCCACACCGAGGCTTGGCGGAAGTGGCCCACGTGCCGGAAGCCGCCGGCCGGGTAGCTTCCGTAAAAGTTGTAGAGCCCCAGTTTCAGATAGGGCCCCACCGCATCGTCGTAGTGGGTCGGCACGCCGAATTCCCGCAGGTAGGGCACCCGGTCCAGGAAAAACTCCCGGAATCCCGTGTTGTCGATGGCCCACTTCACATGCAGGCAGCAGGCGTACCAGCGGTCAAACTCCAGGTCGGCAATGGCAATCCGCCGGCCGTAAGCTTCCTGGGCCGGGAGCACGGCACTGGGGACGCTGATGACGATTTGCCCGCCTTCAAGGGTCACCAGGAAGTTCGGATAGCGCGGGGCATCTTCAAGGTCCGGGGTGTCATGAATCTGCATCACCGAGAAGGGATGCGACACGTCCTGGCGGGGGATCATGAATTCCCAGGCGTACCAGCGCTCCTCCCGGGGGTCCGCCGGCGCCGTGATCTCCGACCGGCGGCCCAGGGCCGTGATGGGATCATCATGGGCCACTGTGGCCACCATGCACCCGTCGGCAATCTTGAGCGCATTTCCCAAGCCCTCGGGGAAGGCGTTCCCGGAAACCACCTGACCTGCCGCCTGCAAGGTGGCAATCCCGGCGAAGTTGCGGGTGAGCGGGTAATCCACAAGCTTGGGCATCAGAACGCGCCCTCAGACACCGCACGCCCGGGATTGGCCCGCAGCTGCTTGAACAGGTTGGTGAGCGTCGCCACGGAGGGCATGGCTTCATGGGCCTGGAGCCGCATGAGCAGCAGTCCTCGGGTCTTGATGGCCATGCCTTCCGTTCCGCCGGGGGCGGCACTGGCGGCGCCCAGGTTCCAGGTGTTGGTGCTCCGGGTATCAGCACCGGCTCCCGTGGAAAAGCTGGAATACTGGGCCCCGAACACCGGTTCATAAACCTCGTCGCACCACATCCCGTATTTCTTTGCACCCCCATCCAGCGCCAGGGCGAAGCTATGCAGGGTCCCATCAAAGACGGTGGCGCTGCTGGCCCCGCCGTACCTGGAAATACTCCCACTGCCATACAGGACCAGATCCGCCTTGCCGGTGCTTTTCGCCCGGATGCGGACCCCGCCCACCGCAGCCTGGGCAAAGGGGCAATCGCCCATCAGGGTCACGTCGCTGGCCTCCGGACTGGCCGCGCCCAGCCACCAGACAATCAGCTTCTGCCCGCCGTTGTAATCAAAGTTCAGGGGGGGGATGCGGATGACGGAATCCGTGGCCCCGGTGGCCGGGTCCAGGCTGGAGACATAGCCGGCCTGGGCCCAGGCATTGGCCACACTCAGATGGGCCCCGAACCCCCCGTGATTGCCAGCCGCCATGTCATAGAACTTTGTGTCGCCGGCAAACTGGAGGCCGGCAAACCCGTGAAAATGGGTGGCATGATGTACCGCGGCAGAAGGGAGGGCAGCGCCGCCCATGCTCAGGGCACCGGTCTCCCGGTCGGCTCTCACCACCTCGGTATCGACCTCGACAAAGGCCGGGTTGCGCAGCATCCGGGCCGCCACGGAGTCCGGCACCTCCTGCACCTGTCCCGGGGAGTCCCAGGTCCTGTTGCTGCCAAACAGCCGGTCTTCGAAGGACCCGGTGCCGATGTACTTGATGTCACGCATGATCTTGCGCCTCCAAACCACGATCCGCGCAAGCTATGACATGTGCAGCACCAGGGGGAGCCTTGCACTACCTAGCGGGTGCGCCAGCTCGGTCTGGCGGAGCGCTGGGCCCGGAAGGCGTCGGCGTCGATGGCGGGGGCGTCCTGATCCACTTCGGCCACCACGCACATCAAGCCGAAGCTGTCGGCAGAGTGGGAGGACCAGTCGTGGGCCGGACCCAGGCCGACGTTGCGCACCTCGTCCCGTTTTTCGTGGTAGTAGCCCAGGGCTTCCCGACCGGCCTCGGTTTTTTCGGCATCGAACCAGATCCGGGGGAAAACCCGGCGGGCGGCTTCGATGCGCTGCTTGGCGGCGCCCCTGCCCTGGTTCGGCACCACCACCACCTCATAGCCCAGGCTGCGGAACAAGGAGGCGTAGGAGACATCGAACACCCGGTCCTGGGTGCTGCCGTCGTGGGGCAGCCAGATTTTGGCCCGTTCCGGGGTGTAGCCGTTTTCCCGCAGCCAGGCCACATGGGCCGCCGCCGGCTGCCCCGAGACTTCGTAATGGTTCAGGGTGCGCACTTCTTTGCCGACAAACTGGGCCGCCCAGAAGCTGAAGGCATCCGCCTTGGCCCCGGTGCCGCCGATGTCAGCAAACAGCCGAATCACCATCAACGGGTCTTCGCCTAGCCGGCAGACGCGGTTTTGCTGCCGGGCCAGGCTCAGGGGCTTGGCGTAGTAGGCCCCTTCGACCCCGGTTTCATAGGCCCCTTCCCAGATGTGCTCGTAATCGTCGGGCCGCTCTTCCTGATCCCGGCGGCGGACCCGGTCGAGGATGGCCGGGAATTTGGGGTTGTCCCGCCAGTTGATTTCGGCGACTTTTGTCCTGGGGTCTTTCGTTTGACGAAAGCGCTGGTCCGTGGCGCTGCCCTTGCGCTTCGGGTTCCAGGTCACCCACAGTTCCGAATCCTCCTCCCGCAGGGTGGGGATCAGGGTTTTCCAGGCTTCTTCGCTGACCGGCTCCGCTTCATCCACCCAGCACAGCAGGATTCTCGCCTTGGATTTGATGCTGTCGATGTTCTGGTCCAGGCCGGCGAACACGTAGCGCACCCGGTTGTTCCGGGTGCGGATGTATTTTTCGCCCACATCGAAATAGGCTTCCAGCCAGGGCTCCGACTTGATCGCCGCCTTGATCTCCGCCAGGGACGAGTCATCCAGGGAGTTCATGTACTGCCGGCCGCAGAGCATCACCCCTTCGCGCCCTGCTTCGGCCCACATGTAGGCCCGGACGGCGGTCATCTTGGCGAAGCTCCGGGTCTTGCCGCTGCCGCGCCCGCCGTAGGCGCCCCGGATGTCCGCCTCGCCGGAAAAGACAGGAATCAGCTTGGGCGGCAGGGCAATTTGCGCCACAGCACTCACGTCAGCGCCACCAGCTCAACCCGGGCGACGCGCTTTTGCCCGTCGCCGGGGGTGAATTCGTCGAGCTTGAGCACCCGGCGCTCCAGTTCCACCAGCACCTTCAAGGCGTCGGACAGGGCTTTGGCAGAACGCACCCGCTCGGGAAGCGAAATGGCCGCCCGGTACAGCTCATTGAGCCGGTCCCGGCCCTTGTCGTCCGGGTTGGCCAGGAGTTCCCCCAGGGCGGCAAAATCCTCCCGGTTGTCGCACTCGTCCTCCACCTCGGCAAACAGCTTTTGCACGATGCGCCGGGCCCGCCGGACATCTTCCCGCTGGTCGATCAGCTTCTCCGCCAGCATCTGGGCGTTGGTTTCGATCAGCACCCGCTCCGACTCGCTGGCCGCTTTGGTAACGGCAGCGGTAACCTGGGACTTGGTCACCTTGGCTTCTGCCGCCTCGCGGATCTTCGCGGACAGATCCCGGACCCAGCCATCCCGGTCGGCGCGCTTCTTCACCGCCACATGGGAACAGCCGTAATCCTCCCCGATCTGCCGCAGCGTCTTGATGCCCGTCCGGTAATCCTGTTCGACGGCTTCCCAGTCGATTTCTTTTTTTGCCATATGCGCCTTTTACCTGTGCCCTGATTTCAGGGGTGCCCTTACACCCAGTTCATGTACTTGGACAAAAAGCCGCCTCCGGGCGGTATCGTCCGGCTGTTCCCGGGCCGTTTGCAGCAGCGATACACGGTCGTGTATTCCCGGGAGCGGTGCTGGCCCTTGTAGGTGATGACCTGGTGCTCCACCGCGCCAGACTCGCTCAGCCGGCGCAGGGCAAAGGCCACCCGGCGCCAGGGGATGCAGCATTCCTTGGCCACCTGGCGGGCCAGCAGGAACTCGCCTTCATGGGAAACCAGCACCGACAGAGCGCAAATCTCCAGCCGGGTGCGGTCAATGACGCGGCGGGGAGCGTTGCGCATGCGTTTCATCATCACAGGACCTCCTGCTGCTTGAGCGCCTTGAGCTTGGCGCGATAGGTGTCACGAATCTGGATCAGGTCCTCCCGGGTGTAATGCCGGGGCGTCTGGTCCGCCTCCAGGGCCTCCACCGTTTCAAGGCCGATCCGGGCAATCAGCCAGCGGCGATAATCCACGGCATTGCCGGCCAGGTAGCGGTTGTCGTGCTTGCGCTGGGCATGGCAGTTGCGCTCGTCAAAGCGCAGATGGGGGGCGCTGCCGGTGCTCCGGTAATGCCCCGCATCCACGTTGTTCCCGGACCAGTCCAGCGGCATCCCGGAGGAAATGCAGGCATGCCCGGCCACCCGGTCCCGCTCCCGGATGAAGGCGTTGAAGGCGGCCTGGGCTTCCTTCAGGCATTCCCCCCGGGTCTTGAGCTGCTCCCGCTTCAGCCGGAGGATCTTCCGGTCCGCCTGGAGGCCGGCCCGCTCCTCCCGGGCCCGCTTGGCCCGGGCTTTTTGCAGATATTCCTCGGCAAACCTGGCCTGGCACTCCGGCTGGTTGCAGACGCCCCCGGGCTGCAGGGGCCGAAGCGGCTTGTAGCGTTCAGCGCAAAAGCGGCAGCGGGGCATCAGGCGGCCTCCTGGACCTTCGCCCCACCAGAGAAAACCACGCCGCGCTCCGCCCCAAAGGCATGGATCAACTCGATCAGCTCGGAAAACTCCTGCTTGCTAAAGCGGCTGGTCGATAGGCCGCAGACGACAAAGCCACCTTCGATCCCCGGCACGGCCTTCTGCTTGCGCAAGACGGCGGAAAACACGTCTTTCCACTCCTCCTTCGTGAGCCGGGTGCCGTACCACACCACCTGATCCGCCACCTCCTGCAGCAAGGGCCACAACAGGGCGTTTTGATCTAGGGTCCGGGTCGGCGCCGCAAGGGTCACCACATGGCCCACCGGCGCTTCCATGACATGACGGCAGGCCGCCCGGCGCGCCAGGTCCCCGGTCAGTTTCAATATCCGCTTACTCATGCTGCACGCCTCCCTTCATCCCTACGGGCAAAAAAAGCCTTGCGTACATCGGCCCGAAGACGGTCAGCCGCCGCCTTCCCCCGATGCTTCTCACACAGATTCATGTACTCGGCCGCCGCCTTCGGGTCCGGGTAAAAGCGGCGCACCACATCGCGCACCTCGCAGGCGTGGCGGTCGTCATCCATGCGGCGCACGGGGTCATCCACCCCCGCCTCCACCATGATGGCGACGCGCTCGGCCCGGGCCTCCTGGTGGCTGGCAAACAGGTCCCGGGGCGTCATGGGTAGCTCCTCCGCAACAGTTGCCCGGAGGCGCTGGCCACCCCGGTACGGATCAGCGTGTCGCGGATTCCCCGCAGGCGCAGATCCTTGCCCGCCCCCTCAAACACGGCACTGCAGGCGCACTGGCTCTGGGGATTCATGGCCCAGGCCAGGTGGTCCCTGCCGTTCCCCCGGGCGATGTGCGCCACCTCGGCAGCCGCCGCCTGCGCCCTGGCCCGCTCCGCCTCGCTCGGGTAATGCGGCAGGGCCTGGGGTTCCGCGCCCGGCGCCCGGCGACAGGCGGCGATGAATTCCGGCAGGGTGGGCGGGAATTGCTGGTCGGCCAGGGCCTTCAAGGCGTAAGCAATGCGTTCCGGCTGGTCGTGAAAGCCGGCCAGCTCTTCGGCCCAGGTCTCGCGGATGTTGGCCATGTCGCAGCCGCGCCAGCGATCCAGAAACAAGGCGCCATAGCGGCCTTCGAACTTGGCAAAGATTTTTGAAATCCAGGCATCAGGCAACACGGATGGCCTCCCCGGTGATGTCCCGTTCGGCGTGCTGGCGTTCGTGGGCCGGGCCCCTTCCCGTCAGGGCCATGGACACTGCGGCACGTTCGTCGGCAACGGTCTGGCGTCCCGGCGCCGCCGTCCGCGGGCTTGCCGCCAGGGGCCTAGGGTCTTCCATCAGGGCCGGCGCCAGGTACTTCAACCCGGTGCGCTGCCCCGGCCGGCTGGCCATCTTGGCCCGGGCCAGTTCGACAATCTCCTCGTCGGTACGCTTGGCCAGGATGGCCTCCCAGGTGGCCTCGGTCAGGTAGTGGGGCGCCGCATCGGCCATACCCGCCTTGCGCAGCAATCCGCATACCCTGCCCTTGCGGGTGCCGGCCGGCAGGCTGTCGGCCCCTGCCGGACTGAGCAAAAGTGCGCCACCGCTAGCGGGTAGGGTTTTATCTGTATCTGACTCTGCTTCTGCTTCTGCTTCTGGGGGCGTTGCGGTAACGTTACTTTCCTGTTTCTTCTTGGCCCGGTGCCTGGAAACCCGCTCCGCGCTTGAGTCGGAGCGGTACTGGCGCTTGTCCCAGGCGCGTGGCGCGTTGTCCGTGCCGATCAGCTTCTTCTCCAGGAAAACGGCCTTGGTGGCCGCCCACTGTTCGCTGCTGATCCGCAGCTGAAACGCCACTTCCTCGTCCTGTAGCGTTACACCGTCGTTACTGCAACGCAGACACAAGAGCATGACGAACCGGCGTTGATCGGCCTCGTTCAGCATCTGGACCTTGGGGTCCATGGCGAACTCGGCATACATGCGAAACCAGGGATTTGCCATTACAGCCGCCCTCCCCAAAACGCCCACCACATCCGCAACATCCAGAACGGATCGAAGGCGATCACGACGGGCCGGCGCCCCCGGCAGCGGCAGCGGTAGTCCGACAAGAAAATGATCTGGGCCGTCATGCCACCTCCTGAACCAGGCCGCGCAGCTCCAGCTCAATGGCAATCTGCTCGGTCTGGGCCGCGTCCATCACCTGGGCCCGGGTCAGCTTCGTCAGCCGGTCCTCAACCCCCTTCAACAAGGCCAGGCACGCTTGCAGCTCCTGGGCCTGCAACAGCACCCCGGCCGCCAGCTTCTTCTCCACCCGGGCCAGGGGGTCCATCTGCAGCGCAGGCATCAGGCGGGCCATCAAGCCCCGGAATCCGGCAATGCACTGGTCTGTCCTGGCCCAGTCATCCTTGTGGTGCAGCCGGGTGACGGCGTAGCCGCGAATGGCATCGGCCTCCCCCTGCAGCATCTGGCTGAAGGCCGCCCGCACCGGGGCCAGCCAGGCCTGGGCTTCGCGCCGGGTCATGCGCCGGGACTGGCCAGCCACGGACGCGGCCCCCAGGGCATTGCGGCGTAATTGCGCACGGGAAAAAGTCATTTCTTCCCCCCGGCGCAATCCGCGCAGATGAACCCTTCCCGCCCGGCCAGCTTCTTTCTGCCCTTGATGGGCTTGCTGCCGCCGCAGCGCCGGCAACGAAAGACATGAAACGACACGCCGATCATCTTCAGCTTCGCCGTCGCCTGGCGGTACTCCTCGATATGTCCGGGATGGCGGATCACAGGCCACCTCCCGCCGAAACGGCAGGGCGCATCTGCGCGCAGCCGCTGGCCCCGGCCTCACGCCGGGCCCAGAACGCCGCAAACACCGCCTCAGCATCCGCCCGGGTCGTAAAACGCAAGCACTGCATCCGGCTCTGGCAGCGCTGCCCATCGCACTTGTAGTTGTCCATCCATGTTGTTTCTGGCATGATTTCCTCCGCTGTATCTACCGCAGCTCCAAGCCGGCCTGAACCTGCACAGTTCTCCAAGGTCGGCTTTCTCTTGATCTCCGCCCAGCGGGCGGATGCTTCCTGGGTACGCCCCTGATCCTCCAGCTCAGGCCGCACATGCACCGGCGCGCCAGGAAAAAAGCGCCGGATCTCGCCGGAACACCGCCCCGGCACTAAAAGCCCCCGGACGCCAGCCCAGCGCGCCCTGCCCCTGCCCGGAAAAACATCCGCACCGGCAGGCCAAGCTGCTCCCCGACAACAGGCGCGGGCATCAGCGCCCCTCCTTGCGTTGCTTCTGCGGCGGCTCATCCTTGAACACCGCCGGGCGAATCACTTTCAGATACATGAGTCGCGCCGCGGGAATCCCGTTGTCTCGCCACTGGGAGACCGCCCCGGTGGTGACCGCACAAAGCCTGGCGACTTTTGATGTGCCACCGAGGGCGTCGATAATGGTGTTTGCAGTTGCGTCCATGGCCATTATCTTAGCAATCTAAGACCAAAATTGCAAGCCAACTAAGACGCCCATTGTTTAGCATGCTAAGAATGAGCACATTTCTGGAACGCCTGGAGAAGGCATACAAGCGCGAACAAGACAGACGCTCTGCTTGTGGCTTGAAAAAACTGACCAAGACCGACATCTGGAAAGCCGCAGGGGCTTCGTCCGGGGCGGCCACACACTGGTTTAGCGGCGCCAACGGCATGGACCTGGGCACCTGCGTGAAAGTCGCACCGCTGCTGCAGTGCAACCCCTTCTGGCTGTTCGACGAATCGAAGGGTATGGACGATGACATACAACTTTCGTCAGATACCCAAACATCATCCGCTGGGGCACAATCGCCGGGTCCAACACTCATCAACCTGACAGAGCATCCAGACCTCTGTCCGATCAAGCGCGTGAACTTCAAGCTAGCAGCAGGTGTCCATGGCTATGCCCTGGAAGTCGATAACGGCGATGCCGCCCCGGTGTTCTTCCGTAAAGACTGGATCAAAATGAACGGCTACAACGCCGAGCGCCTGGTGGCGTTCCGCGTCAAGGGGCAGAGCATGGAGCCCAGCCTGTGGGATGGAGACCTGGTGGTGGTCAATCTGGCCGACACCAAGCCCTACGACGGCGACGTCTACGCGGTCTCTTACGAAGGCGAGCCGGGCGTGAAGCGGTTACGCCGGGATGCCGGCGAATGGTGGCTGGCCAGCGACAACGCCGACCAGCGGAAATTCTCCCCCAAACGCTGCACCGAAGACGTGGAGATCCTGGGCCGCGTGATCTACAAGCAGAGCGAGCGAATCTAGGCCCGCCGCCAGGCCCAGCGCCCCCGCCGGACCTAGCACGCGGGGATGGAACGCCCCGGTAGCGCCACCAGGAAGCCGCCCCGACTTGCGGAACTTATCACTGTGATAAATAATCCAATCAACGTTAGTCGTTATGACGGGACTCCACCGCAGCCTGGCGCCGCTGGCCGCACCCTAAAAATCCCGGGTGGGCCCCTCTACAAGAAAGAAGATGTCATCCTCCTCGCCTCTTCTCCGGAGTCGATTTCTTTATGGACTAAAGACGCCGCGCGCGACGCTCGAAAGTGGTACGGAGACACCTCCAAGATTGCCCGATTGATAGTGGAAGCGATTAAAACTGGAAAATTCAGGGGTTCGTTTTGGTGCAGCCAAAAGCCAAAAGGCCCCTGGGCGGCCTGTGATTCATATCTACTCACCCAACGATATTGGTGTGAAAAAACAGGAAAAAATATTGAACAGAAAGACTACTTGAAATTTGCCATCAGCAAAAGCGGCAAGGTTCTGCTGTCAATATCAAACCATCCTGATGGAGCATAACATGACGACGACTGAGAAAATGAAAGACGGCGGACTTTGCCCGGCCTGCGGCGAAGGCCATTTATCGTCTCATGTAGCACATGAATCAGTTGAATATAAAGGGCGGCAGAAAGAACTTCCGCTCCACTACTCGGTTTGTGATCACTGCGGTTCTGAACTGGCAGGCGCTGTAGAATCAAAACAGAATGCCAGGGCCATGGTCGCATTCAAAAAAGAAGTAGATGGTTTGCTATCTGGTGCGGAGATCAAAAAATTCAGAGAAAAATTTGATTTGACGCAGGACATTTGCGCCCAAATTTTTGGAGGCGGCGCCGTTGCCTTTTGCCGCTACGAAAACGACGACATCGCGCAGTCACAACAAATGGACAAGCTGCTCCGGCTGTGCCGACTAGACCCGCAAAACATCGCCAAGCTGGCGTCACAATCGGGGGTGGAACTCCCACGCGAAGTCTCGGAGCGAATTAACGAAGAGCTTTGGCAAGATATTGACGCGACGCTGAAGGCTGCCATGACTGCCATGACTGCCATGGCAGCCACCAATAATATCCGCCTTCCAGATGCATCATCGGTATCCGCAGACCCGGTAATCTACGCACGTTTCGACTCGGCCAGCAGGAAACCCAAAAGAGGTCGCTGCTGGTCGAACATGATGGATGAAAAGGCCGCATGAAACAAAGCGCACTCACATTAATTGATGTTGTTTTTCTGGGAACGCGGGTTGAAATCGCTCCAGAATACAAAGGAAGCGCCGAGGATTTTGATTTTGATGGCGCCCTTATCCACTGGGGGCTTCGACACGGCCCCGAGAGCGACGAAAAAAACTCGTGGTGGGTTGGCCTTGATTTTATCGTTAAGAGCGAACCGGAAAATCCCTGCCCATACAACATCGACATGAAAGCTGTGGCGATATTCTCGATTGACGAATCAGTGCCTCCGGAAAAGCGGGAACCTATGGTTTTCGAAAATGGCCTGGCACTGGTCTATGGCGCCATACGGGAAATGGTTTCGAACATCACATCTCGTTCCGCATTCGGCAAGCTCATGCTGCCCACCGCCAGCTTCTTCGGTACATTCGAAGAGCATCAGGCCAAGCAGAAGCAAAAAGCAGAGCGAGAAGGCGCACCAGGAAGCACATAAGCCCGGCTTGTGTAAGGCCATCGCAAGAAGGCCACCGCCATGAGCGCCAGCCCCGGTAACCAGAGAGGCAGGCGCCGAAACTCGAAGCATAGGAAGACACCGGCAACAAGCAGCCCCCGCCTCACCGGCCCGGCCGCCCCGCCCCAAGCCCGCCCAGCGCGGGCTTTTTGTCGCCCTGGGCACCGCCTCGCCCAGCCTCGCACCTGCCCCGCACCTGCCCCGCACCTGCCCCTGTCCAACCACCCTGCCCTGCCGCCCAACCGCCCTGCCCTGCCACCCCCAGGGCCGCTGGGGCTTCCTCGTTTCCGCTCCCCTCAAGCGCCCATTTCTCTTAGACATCTAAAGTCTTTATTGACAAACAAGCCTTAGTTGTCTAAGATTCAGCCATCGACGCAGCACAAGCCACACGGCAAAACCCCCGAGCGGGGCATCGAGTCAGGCAAGACGGGTCCTGCGGGACCATGAGCCGAAACAAGAACCACCGTGACGCCCCCAAGCTGCCGCTCTTTAGGCCCAGGCCACCCAGCCGCCAGCAGCACCGGCAGCCCGGTACAACGTGCAGGAAACAACAATGGACGCCCTCCCTGCCCCATGCGAGGAGGAACGAGTAGATCGCCGGTCGGTATCACGCCGTTAGCGCAGACGACGAGCACAGGGCGTCCATGGCCGCTTCTCACGAGGCGGCACATCAAAGGCAGACGCTCCCACCCCCCACCCGAGCGGCCTTTGATGTGAGTCCCAAGCGCACGGGCCCCGGCAAGATCAAAAGCCGGGAGATCCCTTCCTTCGAGCTGACGAAGCCCGCGCAATCAGCGACAGCCGCCCCAGCCAAGCCACCGGGAGCGCATCCGCAGGGATGCCGGATCATGGGGAAGCACGACCCGCCCCCCTTGCCGGGCGCAGCAAGCAGGGGGAACACGAAAGGCGGTTGGCGCGACGTGCGCTGGCAGGTGGAAAGCATGCGAAAGCCTCTGCAACCCATAGCGAGCGGGAAATACAGGCCCGCTAATCCAGCCGCCTCCCGTGTTGATTCAGCAGTCCGCAGTATCAGCAGTGCCGCGTGTAGGGAGTCATCACGCTATACCGGAGAACCGGGATCGGCTGAGCTGGGAGCCATACCCCAGCACCAACATCGAAGCCCTGTGCGCAATAGCGCACCTCTGGAGGCCCGGTAGCTGCCGGGTCGCGTGGAAAAGACTTTACTGCGGGTAGCGCCGTGGTCAGCCGGTGCCGAGTGCGAAGGTGTCTAAATCCGGTTCGCGTAACACAGGGCTTCGATGTGGGTGCAAGCGCAGTGGTGATGCGCATTGCTGACTGGCGGTTCCAGGGTCAAGCCGCAAGCCGGGATCACCTCCGGCCACCCGCAGCGGCCACCTCTGCTCACAAGGCAGGGCGCTTGATGGCAGCCGGCGTCGCGCACCGGCAGGATTTTGCGGGCCTGGCCGATTGGTTCAGGCAGCAGCCTTCCAAGCTGCACAGACGGGTTCGATTCCCGTGGCCCGCTCCAGACCGGGTAGTTGGGTGAGGGGTTTAAACCAGCAGTCTTGAAAACTGCCGACGGGCAACCGTCCGTGAGTTCGAATCTCACACTACCCGCCACCGGCCGCCGGGTATCCGGTACGCCGCAAGCAGGGGCCATAGCTCAGCTGGGAGAGCGCCTGCTTTGCAAGCAGGATGTCGTCGGTTCGATCCCGACTGGCTCCACCATTTAACCCCGTCCCCTCAAAGCCAGCCGCCCTTGCACGCCGCTCGCTGTTTCGATGCCGAGCGGGGCGCCGTGTTTCTCCTCTCGTTTTCCTGTAGGTGCAAGCAGTTTCCCCGGGGTTCGCCCCGGGGATTTTTTTGGAGCCCATCATGCAAACCCTATCCGCCCTGGAAGCCAAAGCCTTTGATACCGCGCTGGCGCGGCACATGCAGCAGCAGGATTTCGCCGAACAGATGTCCGAATGGATCGATGCCCGGGCCGCCGAACTGCGCCAGGCCCATGGCCCCCTGCGCGCCGCCCACATCGGCGAAGCCCTGGACAGCATCTACGGGAAGGAGGTGGAAGCCCTGTTCCAGTCCCCCCTGGAAAGCGATCAAGCGCGCCTGGCCCTGGCCGACGCGGTGCAAGATGCGGTGGAGGCCTACTGGAACGACTACTTCAACCACCAGGCCGAACGGGACTACTACTGCCGGCCCTGCCCGTTCTGAGGGCGGGCCATGAAACGACGCTGGACCGAAGCGGAACAAGCAACCCTGCGCCAGCACTACGCCGACACCCGGACCGCCGAGCTGGCGGCCCTGCTAGGCCGCAGCGAACGTTCCGTCTATCTCGCCGCCAACGCCCTGGGCCTCAAGAAAAGCGAGGCCTACCTGAAGAGCCCGGCAGGCAACTATTTCATCCGCAACCCCCGCATAGGCCAGGCCACCGCATTCAAGCCCGGGCATGCCACCTGGAACAAGGGCAGGCACTACCAGGCCGGCGGGCGCAGCCGCGAAACACAGTTCAAACCCGGCCACCAGCCGCACACCTGGCAGCCCGTCGGGCATGAGCGGATCGGCAAGGGCGGCTACCTGCAGCGCAAGATCAGCGATACCGGCAACACCCAGGCGGACTACGCCCTGGTGCATCACCTGGTATGGCTGGCCGCGGGCCGCAGCATTCCCCCGGGCCACGCCCTCACCTTCCGGGACGGGAACAAGCGGAATTTCGCCCTGGATAACCTGGCGCTGCTCACCCGGGAAGCCCTGATGCAGCGCAACAGCTACCACCACTATCCGGAAGCCATCGCCCGAGCCATCCAACTCCGGGGCGCCCTGAACCGGAAGATCAAGCGGCTCACCAAGGACACCCAAGCATGATCGACAACAACATCAACAAGCTGCGGGATCAGCTCTTTGCCACCCTGCAAGCCCTGAACGACAAGGAAGCCCCCATGGACATCGCCCGGGCCCGGGCCATTTCCGAGGTGGCGCAAACCATCATCAACAGCGCCAAGGTGGAAGTCGAGCACCTGAAAGTCACCAAAGGCACCCAGGGCACCGGCTTCATTCCCGGGCAGACGGCCCTGAGCACCCCGACCCCAAGCGGCATCAAGACGGTCACCCCGTTCCCCGGCGGCAGCATCACCCAGCACCGCCTGAGCGGCTGAGGAAGCCCCGTGAAACTCGAAACCCTCAAAGCCCAGAGCACGGAAATCTATCTGGAAGCCGGCGACCTGAGCGTGACCGTCAACACCTGGGCCAACCATGAAGGCGCTTCGATCATGGTGCATGGCAAAGGCCCGGAACTGCCCTTGCGCATGGCCGGCGCCTTCCGCTGGGAAGAGCTGGACGCCATCCTGGTGGCCCTGGCGGCGGCGCGCTCCGCCTGACCCACAGCCCCCCCGCCACTACGCGCCAAGTCAGGGGGGAGGCAGCAGAACCCACACCGCCACACCGCCAACCACGCCCTGGTCCGCCAGGGCGTTTTTCATGGGGATCAAAACATGAAGACCATCGCCGCAATCCTGAACCTCCTCCGCAAAGCCTGGATGAAATACCGCATCCGCTCGGTGGAAATCGAGCTGGCGGGCAATTACGAAGCCTTCCCCTACCTGGAAGACCCCCGGGTACAACACGCCATGCTGATCCGCCGCAAGGAACTCTCCCAACTCCTTTGCCGGCTGCGCGGCGAATACCGGGCGCAATTCGGAAAAGCCGGCCAGGTCGTCACCTACGGGATGGCGTGATGGCCGCCCGCCCCGGAACACGGCCCGGCGGCGCCACGGTAGCCACGCCGGCACGCACCCTCGCGCCCACCCGGGAGGCCCCATGCTGAATCTTTCCGGCCTCACAAGATCCCGCCAGCTCTTCCGCGTACTCCTCAAGCGCAAACCCAGCGGCAACGCCGCCCAGGACAGCCGCCAGTGTGTCGATTACGTCCGCGCCGAGAACAAGGAAGAAGCCCGGCAAGCCGCCCTCGCCAAACCCCAACACGCCGCCTTTGTGGTGGCCTCCATCCGAGAACATCGCTGAAAGGACATCATGAGCAACGCCCTTGCCACCCTTACCTACAAACTCGCCACCCGCCTGGACATGGGCGACGGCGCCGGCCTGATCGATACCCTGAAGGCCACCGCCTTCAAAGGCCAGGTCTCCGACGCCCAGATGACCGCCCTGATGGTGGTCGCCAACCAATACGGCCTCAACCCCTGGACCAAGGAAATCTATGCCTTCCCGGACAAGAACAACGGCATCGTCCCGGTCGTCGGCGTCGATGGCTGGGCCCGGATCATCAACAGCCACCCCCAGTTTGACGGCATGGAATTCGAGCAGGACGACCAATCCTGCACCTGCATCATGTTCCGCAAAGACCGCGGCCGCCCGGTCAAGGTCACGGAATACATGGCCGAATGCAGGCGGACGAACGTGGGCCCCTGGCAATCCCACCCCAAGCGCATGCTGCGGCACAAGGCCATGATCCAGTGCGCCCGTCTGGCCTTCGGCTTTGGCGGCATCTACGACCTGGACGAAGCCGAGCGCATCGCCGAAATCGACGTGACCGCCCAAGGCAGCCATACCCAGCCCCGGGAAGAAAAACCCCTGGACCCCTACCCGGAAGAGGAATTCCGGAAAAACCTGCCCGCCTGGCAGAAGGCCATGGCCGACGGCCGGCTCACGGCAGCGCAAGTCATCGCCCGAGCCGGCACCCGCTACAGCCTCACCCCGGAACAACAAGCCGAAATCCACCAACCGGCCCAGGCCGAGGGCGAGCACGTGATCGACGGCGAATGCCAGCGCACCGACGAACCCGCCGCCCCCCCAGAGGCCGGGCAATGAAGGAGCTGCAGCTCACGCAAGGCTCGGCGGCATGGCTTGCCGCCCGGGCCCGATACTTCACCGCCTCCGAAGCCCCCGCCATGATGGGCGTCAGCAAGTACCAGACCCGCTCCGAGCTGCTGCGGCAAAAAGCCACCGGCATCGTGGCGGAAGTCCATGCCGCCACCCAGGCCCGTTTTGCTGCCGGCCACGCCGCAGAAGCCGCCTGCCGCCCCCTGGCGGAAGCCATCATCGGCGAAGGGCTCTACCCCATCGTGGCCATCGACGACAGCGAAAAATTCCTGGCCAGCTCCGACGGCGCCACCATGCTCTGCGACATCGGCTGGGAACACAAACTGCTGAACCAGCGGCTGGCCGAATCCGTGGATCGCGGCGAGGTGCAAGCCTCGCACAAATGGCAGCTGGTGCATCAATGCCTGGTCTTCGGCTTTGAGAAGATCCTCTTCTCCGTCTCCGACGGCACCCCGGAAAACCATCACTGGTGCTGGTTCATGCCGAGCGCCGCCGACTTCCAGCAGCTCCGGGCCGGCTGGGCCCAGTTCGAGCAGGATCTGCAGCACTACCAACCCGAGCCACACGCTGCGAAACCCGCCGGACAGGCCCCGGACACCCTCCCCGCCCTGTTCGTGGAAGTCACCGGCCAAGTCGTCGCCTCCAACCTGGGAGACTTCAAGACCCGGGCCCTGGAAGTCTTCGCCCACATCAAGACCGCACTGAGCACCGACGCGGACTTTGCCGATGCCGAGAAAACGGTGAAATGGTGCAAAGAAGTGGAAGACCGGCTCGAATCAGGGAAGCAACACGTCCTGGGCCAGGTCGCCAGCATCGACGCACTGTTCCGCAGCATCGACGCGATCAAGGAAGAAGCCCGCCGCACCCGGCTCAACCTGGACAAGCAAGTCAAAGCCGAAAAAGAAAGCCGCAAGCTGGAGCGCGTCCGGGAAGCCAGCCAGGCCCTGCAGGCGCATTGCGACAAACTGGCCCGGCGCATCGGCCTTCCCCTGCCGGCCCCCAGCCCCCTGTTCGGCGAAGCCATCAAAGGCCTGAAAAGCCTGGACGCCATGGACGACAAACTCAGCGTCGCCCTGGCCCAGGCCAAAGTCGAAGCCAGCGCCCTGGCCGACCGGATACAGGCCAACCTCCAACGTCTGGATCAGGACGGCGCAAGCTGGCGCTTTCTGTTCCCCGACCTGGCCAGCGTCTGCAGCAAGCCCGAAGAAGACTTCGCCGCCCTGCTCGCCCAGCGCCTCCGCGCCCACCAGGAAAGCGAAGCCGCCCGGCAGACACCCCAGGCCGCCCCGCCGGCGGCAGCTCCGGCAGCTCCGGCGGCAACTCCCCCGGCAGCGCCAGCCGCCCCCCAGGCCGAAGCACCGCCCCCCGCCCCGGCCGCCTTCGCCGTACTCACCGATAGCGGCCAAGCCATCCGCCTCTGGTGGAGCGGCCTGGAACGGGAACGGGCGGAACGGGCCGCCCGGGAGGATTTCCACCGCCCCCTGGTGGCCCTGTACCCGGGCGCCGCCCTGCACGCCCTCAGTGCACAGCGGGACGCCCTCCTGGCCGCCGTGCAAACCGCCCTGCACCACCTCAACGCCAGCCCCAACCCAGCGGAGCTGGCCCCCCTCATCCACACGCTGCAAGCCGCAATCTCCGGCACACACACGAACAAGGAATGAAAATGGCCTCAGTCAACAAAGTCATCCTCCTCGGCAACCTGGGCAAAGACCCGGAAGTACGCTACGCCGCCAGCGGCGACGCCATGTGCAACATCACCCTGGCCACCACGGACACCTGGAAAGACAAAACCACCGGGGAAAAGAAGGAAGCCACCGAATGGCACCGGGTCGCCTTCTTCGGCAAGCTGGCGGAAATCGCCGGCCAGTACCTGAAGAAGGGCTCCCAGGTCTATGTGGAAGGCAGCCTGCGCACCCGCAAATGGACCGACAAGGAAGGCCAGGAGCGTTACACCACCGAAATCCGCGCCGATGAAATGAAGATGCTGGGCAGCAAAACCGGGAGCAGCGACCCCGCCCCGGGCGCCACCCCCGGCCCCCAGCCCCAGCGGCAGGCCGCCCCCCAAGCCAGGGCGGATGACTTCGGCGACGACGACATCCCGTTCTGACCATGACCCGCCACGCCACCCCCTACGGGTGCTACGAAATCGACAGCACCCCGGGCCAGCCACAAATCGCCCACTGCCACAGCTTTTTCGTCCGCCCTGAATATCGAGGAAACGGCCTGGCCCACAAGCTCAAAGCCCACCAGAACAGCGTCCTGAACCGTCAAGGCTACGACTTCGCCACCTGCACCGTAGCCCAGGGCAACACCGCGCAAAAGCGCGTCCTGGAACAAGCCGGCTGGGGGCCCCTGGCCCTGTTCAAAAACACCAGAACAGGAGAAACCACCGAAGTCTGGGGCTACGAAATTCAAAGGAACTAGCCATGTACGCCGTACAACCCGCCTGCCGGCTGCGTCACGCCAGACCAGGCGACACCGTCAAACTCACCAGCGGGCCCGCCAGCCCGCTTTTTCATGGGGGATACGACGGGGAATACGCCCTGCTCTACACCTCGCAACAGCACTACGCCCAAGGCCGGCCCTGGGTCGCCATGGCCAGCCAGGGGCTGGAAATCGCCCCCATCGCCACCGACCCGGGCCGCTCCCCCGGCCCCCTGCTCAGCAAGGCCCCGAGACCATGAACCCCTACGCCCGAGACAAGACCCGCACCAAGGCCGGGGTTCCCAAACCGGACCTGAGCGGCGCCACGGATGCCGACCTGGAAACATGGATCGACAACCTGCGCCAGCACATCAGTCAATCCGCAAGCCTGCGCGCCCACCTGGAAGACCAGCTCAGGAAGCGCCGCAAAGCCGCCCAAAAGGAACAAGCCCATGCCGCACAACCCTGAAGCCCTCGCCCACATCGCCCTGGGCACGGCCGAAGCACACCGCCGTCGGGCCGCCCGCACCGGCAACCTGGAAGACGCTGCCCACGCCCGGCGCTACCAGGCCATGGGCGAAGCCCTCAGCGAACTCAGCCGCCACCCGGCAGCACGCCAGCTCGAACCCGACTCACAAACCCATTGGGAGGCAAAAAATGGGTAGCACAGGAAACCAGCCACAAGCGCTGACCATACCCGCCCCGGATCGGGTGATCTGGCGCCAGGAATTCCAGGCCCTGGCCGGCGTTTCACCGGATACCATGCGCCGCTGGCTCAGAGAAGAAGGAAAGCTCCCCGCCCCGGACGTGAAGCTGTCCCACAAGAAAACCGGATGGCGCGTCTCAACCCTGCGCAAGGCCGGGATCTGTCTTGTATAAATCCACCCAGTCGGCCCAGGCCTGGAGCATTCCCCTCCGCTCAGGAAGGTACTCCGCCCTGTTATAAACAGAGCGGATCTTGTTCTCCGGCGCATGGGCCAGCTGGCGCTCAATCGCATCCGGCGTATAACCCCGCTCGTTCGCCCAGGTACTCCCCACCGACCGCCATCCATGGCCGGTCATCCGCCCCTTGTAGCCTATCCTCCCAATCAGGTACAGCACCGCGTTTTCCGACATCGGCTGGTCAAGCCGCCGGTCATGAGGGAAAACAAAACGCTGCCCCTGCCTCGCCCTATCCCTCATGGTCTGGATGATCGCCAGCGCCTGGGTCGATAAGGGCACCAGCAAATCCTTCCCCCGCTTCATCTTCCCGGCCGGAATCAGCCACAGGGCCTCACGCTCATCAAGCTCCTGCCACTCCATCATCCGCAGCTCCGTGGTCCGCACCCAGGTGTAAGCCAGCATCTTGCAGGCCAGCACGCTCTGCAACTCCTTCTCCAGGGAAAGCCGATCCATGAAGGCATGCACATCCCTGAGCTCCAACGCAGGAAAGTGCTGCACCCTGGCCTTCCCAAAAGCCCGCTCCGTGCGAATGGACAACGCCGGATTATTGGCCGCGTAGCCGTTCTCCATGGCCCAATCGAACACCTGACTGATCCAGCCCCGCACCTTGCGCACATAGACATGCAGCCCCGCCGCATCCATGCGCCGCAGGGCCACCATCAGGTCCTCCCGGGAAACCGCGCCAATATCCATCTGCCCCAGGCTGGGGAAAAGATGCATTTCTATCCCCCGCCGGGCATTGTTCCGATAGGCCTCCGAGAGATCCGAGCGCCCCTCCCAATAAGCCTCAGAAGCCCCGGCCAGCGTCATCGTCGCCGCCGGCCGGGCCCGTTCGTCCATCGGATTGATGCCATCGCGCAACTTTGCTTTGGCATAATCCCGCTTCTGCCTGGCCTCCGCCAAAGACACTTCTGGATACGGCCCGAAACTGATAGTCTTCGGTTTCCCATCAATACGGTAGGCCAGTCGCCACACCTTGGCGCCCTTGGTCGTCACAAAAAGATGGAGCCCTCCACCATCAAACATCTTGATGGGCTTGTCACCGGGCTTTGCAGCCCGGCACTTGGCATCGGTCAGGGTATTTGTAGGCATCCCAGCATCTCCGGTTTTAAGTACCCACAAAAATACCTACGCAACCAGTAAGGTCCAGCGCAGTTTTGTAAGCGGGTACGACGGGTTAGGGGCAAAAGAATAGCCCGAAACATGCGGGATTTACAGAGATTTTAAGGGGGAGCGCATGGCAACAATTGCCCGCACGGGGAGAAATTGGCGGAGAGGGCGGGATTCGAATTTGGCTTAATAAAAGGCCAAAAATACAAATATAGACAAAATACCTACAAGGATACCTACGAAGCAAGGTATCTCTTCCCGCCATCTCTTCATCCTGCGCCAGAGCACATCATGGTTTGCCAACTCATCTGGCTTGGCCCGCTGGGGGGCTTGTTCTTCCGAGTCGCCCCGGGTCAGGCGCGCTTACCTCCCCTGGCGCCGCAACTTGTGCATCTGCCGATTTTGACGCCATTGGGCATCGGCGGCCCTCTGCACTTCGGCAGGCCTTGAGTTCGGCTGCCCCAGGGCCTCCATGAGGGCTTGGGATACGGCCTGGGACTGGGACACTGCCACCATCACGGAGCCGTCTCCACGCCGGGCCAGGCGGGCATCCGGAACTAGCGCCCGAATGGCTTCCTGGGCATTTCTGCCCGATACCACCAGATTCCCGTGGGGGGTCATCCTTGCTTCGATCCCGGACAGGTGTTCGGGAGTGGCCGGGGCTGTGCGCTGTCCGGCGGGGGCGGTTCCCTGGGCTCCCGCAGTTGCGCCTGGCGCTTCGGGGGGCTGGTTTCTGGATAGCCGGCGGCCGGCGGAATCGAGTCCGGCCCGGATTCCAGACTGGCTCAACTGCCCCATCAGGACCTGTACAGCAGCATCCGGCCGCTCTTGCCAGTACTGGTTCCAGTCCCCCTTTCTTTTGCCGGACAGCCCGGCACCCTGGTCGATGGCATCCTGGGCATGCTTGGTAAGCTGCCCCAAAACTGCCTCGATGCCATACTTGCGGACCAATTCCTTGCCGACCGGGTCCTTGGTCAGGATTTTTCCCAAGTCCCCGGCCAAATAGTCGATCCCCGCAGAGGTAGCCCCGATGAGCGCCGCATCGCTAGGGCTGTAGTGCTCCTCTCTGGCCTCGGCATACTTGTCAAACCCATCTCCTGCCGGGCCTACGCCCCCCCAGGGCCCATTTTTGATGAAGGACTTGACGCCGGAGTAAACGCCTTCGAGCGCCGGGTTCGGCATCTCGACTCTCAGTGTTTTCTCGTTGGCCTTCCCCTCCCGCCAGACTTCCTGGCCCATGTCGTGGATTCCGCTCCCAATGATCTGACGGGTGTTATCGATGATTCCTTGGTCCCGGTAGGCATCTATCGGCCGATTCGGGTCCACCGCAATGAAGTCTCCCAGGGCGCTAACGCCTCCCCCAAAACGGGTCTGCGCCCCAATCACCACCTGTCCGGCCAAATCCGCTGCCACGTTGGCGGCGGTGATCCGCTCACGGATCGCAGCGATTCGCTTCTGTTCGGCTTCTTTTCTCGAAATCGCCTGGTCGATCTCGAGGTATCCATAGCCGGCATCCGCAGCTTTGTTGGCCGCCCGGATCGGGTCTGACTCGGCATTCACGATGTCATACAAAGACGGACGCTTCGCCCCATCATCGGCCGGCCGCCACGCGGGCACGGGAGACCTGGCACGGCTCAGGGGGCCAGACCCCGAAGAGCCCATGCCGCCCCTGACCCGGGGGGCTGAGTTCATCACATCGTGGTAGCCCATCTGGGCATACTGATCAAAGTCCAGTAAGCCCCTATCCCTTGCGGCGGCCGCGTTTGCTTGGGCCGTGCCGCCCGTTGCCTGGGGGGCTGAGTTCATCACATCGCGATAGCGCAGCTGGGCATACTGATCGGGGTCCAGCAGACTCCCGGAGGGCACGGTATCCGTTTCGGATTCCGGTCTTGCATTGGAAAAGTTGAGGGGCATGATCACACCGACAAGGAATGGACACCTGCCAGTGTCAGCCCTTGCCACCGGCAGGGGTGTCCTTGCAGATCAGCGTGGGGCGCCCTGGCCAAACAGCAGGGGATTTTGCTGCCCCCTCCTTGCGCCGGCAGCCATCCACTGAGCCCACCCCACGCGCCCAAACCCCCACCCGCCCTGGCGGGCGGCGGGCATTTTCAGTGCCGGCTATTTCGGTGTTTTAGCGTCGGCGCGCATCCCTTATTCATTCGCCGATCACGGGAATTTTTTCACCGGCGCCCTTCGATGAACAGGGCCATTATTCAAGCCAGAAATCACAAAACCCGGCAAATAAAAAAGCATGATCCAAGCCCATTCCAAAATATCATAACGCCCGACAAAACCCCCCGCTAATAATATAAAGCCAAGGCCGACAAAATATTGGAGAAGGCGTAAAATAATGGCACAAGAGCATAAAAAACAAGCCTTAAATCCGGCCTTTGGATTTGAATATTACGGCACCAACGGGAACCTATCCATCGGCCAAATCCAAGAGAGCAAATGATGATCAAGACTGAAATTGTTGCATATGGTGAATCCACCTTCCGTGGTCACACTGAACGAGAGCGAGAAGAAGAGCCCTCCTATGCCACGCCAAGCCTGTTGCAGAACCATCTGGGCGGCAGTGCTGTCGTGGATGTCCGCAACGTCGCCAAATCCGGCTCCGAAACCCTGGAGCAGCTCACCAGTGGCGCCCTCACCACCAACAACATCGCATCCCACAAGGGCATGCTGGCCATCGTCAATCTGGGCATCAATGATGCCTACCGGGGCCGGACCCAGGCCGAGTTTGTCAGCAACTTCACGACCGCCATCGAACGGCTGCGGCGCGCCGGCAAGCTGGTTCATATCCAGACGCCAAATAAGGTTAATGTTAGTTATGCCGAAGCCCTGAATAAAATGGCGGAGCAAATACCCATCATTGCTGCCAGCAAGGGCTGTCCCCACCAAGGCAACGGGACTCAAAACGTGAATCTCACCTCTGACGGCATTCACCCGAGCCATAATGGCTATATCACCATGGCCAATGGCCTGTATTCCCTGGTGCCCCTCGCCACGGTGAATCTGGTCAAGGCGCGCCTGGCGGTGGCCTTGCTTTATGGCGCGATTTTCCAGCGGGCGGTGGAAAAAGGGGGGCTCGATTACTGGGCCGGCCAGATCGTGGCGGGTAATATGGCCTTTGAAAACGGCACCTGTGCGGCCATGCTGCTGCCCTATTCCAGCTACGCCACCCTCAACAACACCGAGTTTGTCACCGCCATCTACCGCAATGCCTTCGGCCGTGCGCCTGATGCCCAGGGCCTGGCCTATTGGGTGGGCCGCCTGAATGCCGGGGAGAGCCGCGGGCTGATCGTTTCCACGATGATCGACCTGGTCTACAACTACAGCGGTACGGACACGCAGCAACAGACCTCCCAACGCCTGCTCCAGAACCGGGCTTCGGTGGCGCTGGCCTATGGTTCCATCTACCAGCATACGGCGGTGGATGGCACGGGCACGGCTTCCGTCCTCGCCCCGGTGACCGACGCCTATTCAAGCGTCGCCACGGCCACGGCCCGCTTCTGAGCGGGCGCCTGGCGGAGCCGCCCGTGCGTGTTACGGCGGCCCTGCCGGGGGTCCCGCCGGGCGCGCCCTGACGTCAAGGCGCATCCCCCGGCGTTCGGCCATCCCAAAAAAAGCCCGCTTTCGCGGGCTTTTCTTATCGGCTTAAGGAGGAGCTTCCCCTAAATCGGGCCTGCTCATTGCGGTAGCGCTCGGGGAGCAGCTGCTCCAGGCTGCCACCGGACAGCCCTGAACCGCCCGACCTCCCATAGCAGTCCTGCCCGGCGCTGGAAATCTGGCCTGCCCCGGCCTTCTCCCGCGCGGAGGTCTCTTGCTTCTGGACGATCTCGGCCTGCTTGAGCGCCAGTTCCTGCTGACGGTCGTACTCGTCCACGCCGGCGCCCAGGGCCACCCCCAGGAAGCCCCCAGCGGCCAGTTCCAGGCCGTAGTTGGCCGGATCAAACACCGGAATCGGCGCGTCCGCCTGCTTGGCCCGCCGGACTTCCAGCCCCTTGTTGTTGAGCTTGTCCAGCTTCTGCTTCCCGATCATCTTCACGGCTTCGGCGTTCAGCACGTATTCGTTTTTGGACAGCCAGGCCGGAATGGAATCGGAGGTTTCGGTGCCAGGCCCGGTGACGCGGCCCCCGGGGCGGAAGTCTTTACGCCCCCCCACGTTTCCACCATCGTGAAACATCTCGGAAAGCCCGTAGAGCGCCGCAGCCCAGCCTACCGGATTCCAGAAATTGGTGGCGGCCACGGTCCCAGCAGCTCCGGCAGCAGCCCCGGCAGCAGCACTAGCCGCTCCGGCGACCTCTGTCGCGGCGGTGATTCCGGCCGCCGCGTCGGCGATGCCTGTCCCGACGGCCGCCGCGTCGGCGATACCCGTCCCAACGGCCGCCGCATCGGCGATACCCGTCCCGACGGCCGCCGTGTCGGCGATACCCGTCCCGACAGTTGCCATATCCGCGAGGCCCGTCCCAGAGGCCACCGTATCGGCTATGCCGGCCCCGGTCGAGGCCATACTGTCGGCCACCGTTGCTGCCGCCGATCCCGCTTGGGACCCCACTCCGGAAGCCACGCCGGAATTTGCTCCGGCGGAAATCCCGTTGCCCAGGCTGCCCGCCGATCCCGCTTGGGACCGTACTCCGGAGGCCACCCCGGAGTTTGCTCCGGCGGAAATCCCGTTACC